AATCTAGGCCGCGGCAAGAGGTAATCGGCCATGCGAGTTCGAGAGCTGTTTGAAAGCGACTCGACTGCACAACTCAAAGCTCAGATTTTAACTGTGCTTGATTTTCTGCGTAACCGAGATCACAATAAAAAGTTATTACCCAAGCACACCACCCTTAGCGTTATCAACATGGTAAACAACGCAATGGGTGGTGAAATTCTTACCTATGAACTGTTGGATCAAATGAAATCGAACAACAGCGAAATAGGTGGGTTGATTACCAACATGGATCGAAACACTATCAGTCTCAAACCATTTGGTGACGAGCCTGGTGCACCACAAGAGCCAACTGATGCTGAAGGCGGTGGTGGTAATGCCAAAGATCCAACTGCCATTGTTAACAAAATGGCACAACGTGCAGCCTCAAACCGTCAATAATCATTGACATAAGCCTATAAATATTTTATTATATTCCTATTATAGGAAAATCTATGGGCGAAGAAATATCAATAGAAAAACATGAGTTCCCCAACCTTGGCTATATTGTAGCCGACGTTCCGCGTGAACTGCTGGACGAAATACAACAGCGACTGAACAACTTTGACAGTGGCAAAACAAAATTAAAAAAATTCAATCATAGATTGGTTGGACAACTCAAAGAAGAATGGGAATTAGATCTCAGCGACAGAGCTATTGATCTAATAGAGCTGATTTGTAATCAGTGGTTTACGGAACATGACATGGAGCCTGACCACAAGATACAGTTGATGGAAATCTGGGTCAATAGACAACGCAAGCATGAGTTTAATCCTATACACAATCACACTGGTGTGTTGAGTTTTTGTATCTGGTTCAAGATTCCCTATGAACTGGAAGATGAATTAAAAATATACCCTGACTCTGCTGATCAACATGTCAGCATGTTTGAATTTGTATACACATCCACAGTGGGAAAGATTACCACACTACCGCTGAAGATTGACAAGTCATGGGAAGGTAAGATGGCTGTCTGGCCTGCACAGATGAGCCACTTGGTGCATCCTTTTTATACAAGTGATGACACAAGAATAAGCATTGCAGGCAACTTAGGATAAAAGTATGGCATACTCAGACAAAGTAATCGATCATTATGAAAACCCACGCAACGTGGGCAAGCTGGAAATTGACGACACCGTTGGTACTGGCATGGTTGGAGCACCTGCCTGTGGTGACGTCATGAAACTGCAAATAAAGGTACAAGATGGAATCATCACAGACGCCAAATTCAAAACATATGGTTGTGGTTCTGCGATTGCGTCGAGCTCTCTTGTTACAGAATGGGTTAAAGGCAAGACACTGGACGAAGCAGGATCTATCAAGAATAGCGACATTGCTGAAGAGCTTGCTCTCCCACCCGTGAAGATACATTGCTCTATTCTAGCAGAGGACGCTATCAAAGCGGCCATTGAAGACTACAAAAAGAAACATGTGGATGATGAGCTTGAAGCGTACAAGCGACAAGCACAAGAGCTATGGAATGATTCTTGCACATCAGTGAGATCATGATAACCTTAACCGAACGTGCGGCAAACAAAGTACTCAAGGCCTTGGATCAACGTGGTCGAGGCGTGGGCATACGCATAGGTGTTAAAACCACTGGTTGCTCTGGCTTGGCTTATGTGTTAGAATACATAGATGCTGTGCCAATCACTAGAGACTGGTTCAAGTATGAAAGTCATGGAGCCACTGTTTGGGTAAACGGTAAAGATATATTTTACCTCAATGGGCTAGAAGTCGATTATGTTCGTCAAGGACTCAATGAAGGGTTCGAATTCCGCAATCCCAACGAACGTGATAAATGTGGATGCGGAGAAAGTTTTAGAGTATAATGATAGTTCAACGATACGATTACACGCCCTTGGATAGAACCACGCTGTCAGGCAAAAGACATTACTGTTTGCCTGATGGAAGCAAGGTTCCCAGCGTAACTACCATACTGGATAAAACCAAGCCAGAGGAAGCCAAGCAGAAACTGCAAGAGTGGAAAAATCGTGTGGGGGTAGAACGTGCTCAACAGATCACCACAGAAGCTGCCAATCGAGGCACACGTATGCATGCCTATTTGGAATCATACATCCTACAGGATGACATGAAACCCTTGCCCACCAATCCCTATGCACACCCCAGTTGGTTCATGGCCGCAGAGGTTATTCTCAAAGGACTTGTGAATGTAGACGAGTTCTGGGGATCAGAAGTTCCTGTGTATTATAGTGGGTTATATGCAGGCACCACAGACTGTATTGGTGTGTGGAAAGGCCGGCCTGCAATCATGGATTTCAAGCAAACCAACAAGCCTAAGAAGCGTGAGTGGATTGGCGATTACTTCATGCAACTTGCGGCCTATGCAGAAGCACACAATGACACACATGGTACCAACATACAAGACGGCGTAATTTTGATGTGTGCCCAGCCTAAATTGCTGGAAGATGGCACCTACAGCACCCCAGAATACCAGGAATTCACCATTGAAGGCAGCGAGTTTGCCTACTGGCGCGAGGAGTGGTTAAAGCGTGTGGAGTTGTATTACCTAATGAGCTAAATACACCATACAGGGGTTTTTAGCAAATGGCCGTCATTCAGATATCAAGAATTCAGCACCGTAAAGGGCTACAACAGGATTTGCCACAATTGGCAAGTGCAGAAATTGGCTGGGCTGTTGACAGCCGCAGATTGTACATAGGTAATGGTACCATTGCAGAGGGTGCTCCTGCAACAGGTATCACAGAAATCCTAACACAGTATTCAGACCTACTGAACATCAGTAACGCCTACACATTTAAGGGTAGCCAGTCTGGATACACCAGTCGTACAGGTCCCACAACTGATGCACCTATTAAACGTACTCTACAGCAGAAGCTAGACGACTATGTAAACGTGCGTGACTTTGGTGCAACTGGCGACGGTAACACAGACGATACACTGGCGTTACAACGTGCAATTGACGAAATTGAATTTGGTAACTTTGCATTGACCACGCCACGTTTGCGTCGCGTAATTCACATGCCTGCAGGCATTTATCTAATCAGTGCAAGTTTGAAATTGCCTAGCTATGTGTACATTCAAGGCGAAGGCAAAGGACGCACAGTTATTCGTCAGAGTAGCAACTTGTATTCTGCGTTCCAACTCAAAGACAGTGAAAACAAGATTAACACTGACTATGGTACTGGTAGTGCAACACCTGCCAAAGATATTACCATGGTAGAACTCACCATTGAACATTTGCAAAACCAAGACCTCATGAGATTGGATACAACAGAGCGTGTGGAATTTATTCGCGTGGTATTCAAAGGCAGTCAGAGTTTTCCAAACAGTACATCATTGACCGCACAGAATGCTGTGTATGCTCGTCCGCATGCCACTGGCGGCTATATCAACAACATGACCTTTGTTGAATGCGATTTCTACAACTGCACACAAGGAGTTGTGTTGAATGGCGAAAACATAAGATTCATTGGATGCAACTTCTCAGAAGTAACCAATGGTGTTGTTGTTGATGTTGATGCATCAGATGCAATGACAAAGAATATTCGTGTGGTGAGTTCAAACTTTGATGGCGTAGCAAGATCAGCAATTAAAGTACAAAGCACCAACGTGGGGACAATCACCAGTGTTATGAGTTCAATGAACTACTACGGTGATGTTGGCACAGCCTATGCAGGTGCCGGCAATGCAGCCTATCCTGTATTAAATTTTGAAGGTTCTGGCAACTACAGCACAGGTGACTTCTTTGAAAGATCAGAAGCAGACCATGCAGTACAACCAAGAGTGTATATTCAAAGTCGTGCGGTAAGCGTAGGGTTCAGCGCCAACACTGGTATCACACTAGGCATGCAAACACAATCACCTGCCAGAGTGTTAACATTGAATGCAAGTGCTAACCAAGCAAACACTGGCATAGTGTTCTCAGGCACAACCACATCTGCCACAGTGTCTTACTTCCTCAAGAGTGAAACTGCCAACGCATATCGCCAAGGCAAGATTGATATCATCAGACAAGGCACCAATGTTCAATACATTGATGAATACATAGAGTATCCAAATGCCACAACGTTTGTTTATCCTGGTCCTACTGGTGTAACCTTTGAAGTAACCAGCGTAAATGCGTCTACAGCGATACTAAGATACACCAATGGCTTGGCATCGACTGCTAATTTAACTTATTCTATTACCACTACAATTTAATAATAAGTACAGCATGTGGAAGTTATCAATGCCGGATCGTCTGGCCGCCTGGAAGCGTTTCAGGAATGAAATCGACGATATCACGTTCGAACGAGCTCTCGAGAATGTAGACAAGTTCTGGAGTAGGTGTCCTTTTACTCCCTTTTACCTTGAGCATAATAAACCGGAGTTGTGGCCAGATCCTTGGACCATGATAGCCGAGAATTGCTATTGCGATCTTGCAAAAGCATTGGGAATAGTGTACACTCTATATCTTAGTGCCCACAGAGATCATGATTATGCTCTGCGTGTGTACAAGCACAAGCAAAACCGTGGTTTATATAATTTAGTTTGGATTGACGATGGGAAATATGTTCTTAATTTGGAGCAGGGCGAAATCTTAAATAAAAAATCAATACCAAACGAGTTAGAACTATTAATCGAATATAACAGCAGTGAATTGAAGCTGGACCGCTATTGAAAAGTTAGAGGAATCAATGAGTCAAATACAAGTTACAAAAAGAAATGGTGCCAAGGAGCCACTCAACCTAGAAAAGCTACACAAGGTTGTGTTCTGGGCAACAGAAGGCATCACAGGCGTGAGTGCCAGCGAAGTAGAAATTAAAAGTCACATACAGTTTTACAACGGAATTAAAACTTCTGAAATACAAGAAACATTGATCAAGTCGGCAGCTGATTTGATCTGTGAAGAAACACCCAATTACCAATACGTGGCCGGCAGGCTGATTAACTACCATTTGCGTAAACAAGTCTATGGAGACTATGAACCATGGCCCCTGCTGGACCTTGTTCGCAAAAACGTGGAGTCTGGATTTTACGATGCAGGACTTCTCGCCGCTTATTCAGAAGAAGAGTGGGGCAAGATCAACAGTTATGTTCACCATGACCGTGATGAGCACTTGACCTACGTTGCCATGGAACAGATGCGTGGCAAGTATCTAGTACAGAATCGTGTAACAGGCGAAATACTAGAAACACCACAAATGGCTTATATCTTGATTGCAGCCACCTTGTTCCAGAACTATCCTAAGGAAACAAGGCTGACTTGGGTTAAGGATTATTATGACGCCATTTCTAATCACGATATCTCTTTGCCTACCCCTGTTATGGCTGGCGTACGAACACCGCAAAAACAATTCAGCAGTTGTGTTCTTATTGAGTCTGATGACAGCCTGGATAGCATCAATGCTACTGCATCATCTATAGTCAAGTATGTAAGTCAGAAAGCTGGCATTGGTATTGGCGCAGGACGTATCCGCGCACTAGGTTCACCTATTCGCAAGGGCGATGCTTATCACACAGGCGTGATCCCTTTCTACAAGCATTTCCAAACAGCCACACGTTCTTGCTCACAAGGCGGTGTACGCAATGGCGCGGCAACATTGTACTATCCTATTTGGCACTTGGAAGTTGAGGACCTGTTGGTTCTCAAGAACAACAAGGGCACAGAAGACAACCGTATCCGTCACATGGACTACGGTGTACAGTTTAACAAGCTGATGTACGAGCGTTTGTTAACTGGTGGTGACATCACATTGTTCTCACCACATGACATTCCTGAGATGTATGATGCATTCTTTAATGATCAGGATAAGTTTAGAGAGTTGTATGAACGTGCTGAACGCAATACCAAATTGCGTAAAAAGACGGTCAAGGCTTTACAGTTGTTTACCAGCTTCATGCAGGAACGCAAAGACACTGGTCGTATCTATCTAATGAATGTTGATCATGCAAACACGCATTCACCATTCAAAGAAAAAATTGCACCAATCCGCATGAGCAATCTTTGCACTGAAATTGATTTACCGACAGTTCCGCTGAAAGATATCAATGACGAGGATGGTAGGATTGCACTCTGTACTCTAAGTGCAGCCAATTGGGGCAATGTAAAAAGCCCACATGATTTCGAGCGTATTTGCCGGTTAGCAGTACGCGGTCTGGACGCCTTGTTAAGTTATCAAGACTATCCAGTTAAGGCCGCACGTTTGGCAACAGAAGAGTTCCGTCCGCTGGGCATTGGCATTATCAACCTAGCATACTTCTTAGCCAAGAATGACGTCAGCTATTCAGATCCACGTGCCTTGTCACTAGTTGACGAGTATGCAGAAGCATGGAGTTATTACTTGATCAAAGCCAGCGCAGACCTAGCCAAGGAACAAGGTCCTTGCAAGCGTTGGCATGATCTCAAGTATGCAGATGGTTTGCTACCAATCGACACACGCAAGAAGGATGTTGACGAACTGGTACCACACCAAGAACGCATGGCATGGCGTGCCTTGCGTGAGCAGATTCTTGACACAGGTATTCGCAATGCTACACTCATGGCGCTGATGCCTGCAGAAACATCTGCACAGATTGCTAACGCTACCAATGGCATTGAGCCACCACGTAGTTATGTTAGCATCAAGCAAAGCAAGCATGGTGTTCTAAAACAAGTTGTACCTGAGTTCCGTAGACTCAAGAATAAGTATGAACTACTATGGGATCAAAAGAGCCCAATTGGTTACATGAACATCTGCGCTATTTTACAAAAATACATTGATCAAGGCATTTCTGTTAACACCAGTTATAATCCTCAATACTACGAAGAAGAAAAAATTCCAATGAGTGAAATGTTGCAACACCTGCTACAGTTTTACAAGTACGGAGGCAAGCAACTATACTATTTCAACACCTATGATGGTCAAGGCGAAATTGACGTAGACAAACTTATGGCCAAAGAATCTCTTCCACTACAACCAATTGTAGAGCAAGAAGATTGTGAAAGTTGCGTAATTTAATTAACTAGGAAGACACCATGTCAGTATTCAATCTAAATAAAAAATCTCACGTTGACAGTTTGGCCTTTATGGATCCCAATGGCGGTGTTGCCATTCAGCGTTTTGACACACTAAAGTATAGACAATTTGATAAACTCACAGACAAGCAGTTAGGATTTTTTTGGCGCCCAGAAGAAGTTGATGTTGGACACGACAGCAAGGACTTCAAAGAGCTTACAGAGTTTGAACAGCACATTTTTACATCAAATCTAAAAAGACAAATTCTACTAGACTCAGTACAGGGCCGTGCGCCTACAATGGCGTTTGGCCCATTGGTATCTATCCCAGAACTAGAAACCTGGATTACCACCTGGACCTTTAACGAAACCATTCACAGTCGTAGCTACACACACATCATTCGTAACATCTATCCTGACCCCAGTGTTATCTTTGATGAGCTAACAGAAATTGAACCTATTGTGAACTGTGCTAAAGATATTAGCAAATACTATGATGACCTCATTGACAGCGTACAAGCATATCAGTTCTTGGGGGCAGGTAACCATGTGGTCAACGGAGAGAACGTCACTGTTGACGAATATGAAATCAAGAAGAAGTTATGGTTGGCAATTAACAGTGTCAACGCACTAGAAGGCATAAGATTTTATGTGAGCTTTGCTTGCTCATGGGCATTTGCAGAGTTGAAGAAGATGGAAGGCAATGCCAAGATTATTAAATTGATCTGCCGCGATGAAAACGTGCATCTAGGTTCAACACAGACCTTGATTAAATTGTTGCCACAGGACGATGCTGACTTTGCCAAGATCAAAGAAGAAACACTAGCAGACTGTGAACGCATGTTCTTGAGTGCCGCGGATCAAGAGAAAGCCTGGGCCAAGTATTTGTTCAAGGATGGCTCAATGATTGGCTTGAATGAACAACTGCTCTGCGACTACGTTGACTGGCTCACATGCAAGCGCATGACAGCAGTTGGTTTGAAGTGCGGAATTAAAACAGGATCAAATCCATTGCCATGGACAGCCAAGTGGATCGCTGGTGCGGAAGTTCAAGTAGCTCCCCAGGAAACAGAGATAACTACATACGTGATTGGCGGCACCAAGCAGGATGTCGACAGCAATACGTTCAAGGGATTTAGTTTATAAATGATTACGGTATATTCAAAAAATAATTGTCCATTTTGTGTGCAGGCAAAAAACTTGCTCAAGCTCAAGGGACTGGAATTCGAAGAAGTAAAAATTGATGAAGATGCACAAGCACGTGAATTTGTTTTAAGCCAAGGGCATAGAACAGTTCCACAGATTTACAAAGATGGTGCTCTACTAGTAGAAGGCGGTTATCAAGGTCTTGCAAAACAAGAAGCTGCCTTTTTTGAAACACTCAAAGGATAAAAATGTTAATTTCACAAAGCAAATACGATGCAGGTGACATCGTAACTTTCAAGCTCTCCAATGGAGACGAAATCGTGGCCAAGGTACTGGAAGAATCTGGTTTGGAATACAAACTAGAGCGTCCATGCACAGTTGTACCCAGCCAAAAAGGCATCATGTTGATTGCCAGTTTGTTCACAGTTGACCCTGATATCACAATCACTGTTAACAAGTCACACATCTTGTTTCATGCCGCAAGCGCACGTGAAGTCAAAGATTACTACATCCAAACCACCACAGGTATCAAACCCGTTTCTGCTAGTGTACTAACCGGCGGAGTTTAATTCTCCTTGGTTTTTTTGAGATAAGTAGTAGTATGATAGGACCAAGTTCATACGCATGGGAGTACGAGACTCAGCCAACTGGCTATTCTCCTTACCCAAACGAGGGAAAAGAACCTCCTGTAACCACGCCTGCTAAAACACGCAGTCTGCTGGCGCTTCTCAGTGAGGGCGATGTTTTTATTCCTCCCACAGACTTCAGCACAGTGGCCGCTGGCCTGCAGAGTGTGTCGCGAGTGTGTGGCAAGCTAACACGAATTGTTAATGCTGCCAGCACCAGTGTTGTTCTAGTTAACTCTATTAGAAACAACGTGAATGGTTTTGGTCTCATGGTAGGGGTGGCAGTTATCAACCAAGCTGCCAGAGACGCAGGGGTTGATCCCAATGCCATTGTACAGTCAGCCATACGCCGTGCCAATGAATTGGTTAATGCTCCGTTGAAGTTTCTTGAAACCTGTTTCAGAGCAAGACGTCATGCACAAGCCAGTTTTACCATGAGTGGTATTGCTGATGTGTTTGGTGCATTGCGTTCAGTGAGTCAACTGTTGCAGGCGTGCAAAACATTCACAGACTTGATCAGTGGTGGTGTAACAGCACGTTTTGGTCCTAATGCAGATAATACTGTGGCAGGTGCTCGTTTAAGAGCCAGCGGTATTAGAATCTCAGGCGATCAGATTCGTACAGGTATTGCAGTGGTAACAGATGCCATGCGTAGGCTTGGTACCCTTTGGGATCCAAACGATCCTGACACCATTGGTACTCCAAACGGAATGGTTATGAGTTTGCAAAAGCAAGGCATTGCAGACAAAATTGGTCTAAGACAACCTTTGTTGGATCAAGGTGTTTTCTTAGATGATGAACTTGATGTAAAACTGGCCAGCCCTTATGTGTTGCTAGAAGCACTAAGACAAATCACTGGCCCTAATCTCAAGCGATTGATTTCTCTAACACATTGCAACCCAATCAATCGTGCCAATGTGTTAACAGCCGCAGACCTTTGCCGCGGTGATGTGTTGATTGGACAAACAGCACTGGACAATATTCCCTACGGCGACTTGAATAACTTTGGTAAACAAATAGCCAGCTTTGGTATTAAAAACAAAGTCACCTGGTTAGAAATAGCCGATGTGTTGGACAGCCTAGAACTGCCAGACATTGGACTAATTGACACACCAAATTTTGCCAATGACATGGGCACACTCAGTCAGTATCTTGGCAGTGGCAGTGGTTTGTTTGGCGATGCAACAATGTATGACTTTTTGGGCACAGCCGCAGGCTTTGCTCACACAGATGCGTTCACACGTATCAGCCAGGCCAACGATGCATTGGAAAACACTGCCGAAGGCCGTGCGC